ATACTCGATTTAGTGGAGAATTAAAAACAGATACTATCTGGAACCTGATTGGAGATATTAGAGAACAGTTTAAGTGGGGTCAAAACTATGATATAGCTAATAATAGGTTACCTGAAACAAAATATCAATTATTAAAAGATCTTGATTCAGATCATATTTTAGGAATCTTAATTTATTTTACACAAAAACTACTTCCACCAGAAGTAATTCAAACTCAATGGAAAGCTTATCACTTAATATTTCTTTACGAACTAAAATATAGAAATGAAAAAACACGAAAAACCTAGAATGTTCAAAACAATAGTTGAACAATTTCCATTAGCTATTAAATCTGTAGCTAAAAGATCTGAATTGGGTCATGAAAAATATTCAGATATTGACCAAGATTGGCAGGGTTTTACCAAGTTTCCAATTGAACAATATGAAGATGCTTTAGTTCGCCATTTAATGCAAGATGGTGAAGAAAATGAAACTGAATTAGATCACTTAGCAGCTTTAGCTTGGAATACTTTAGCTATTTTAGAACTAAAATTAAGAAATGAGAAAGAAATTAATTCAACTTTGGAAAAGGTTTAGAGCTTACCCTAGATGTAAACATTGTGGGGCACAAATTATTCCTGGATCACAACATACTTGTAGCTAATTCTTAAAGTTATAAAATGAGTACAATAGAACAACATGATGTGCAATTTATTGCAGGATTAATAGAAAACTTAAAAGGTAGAACCCCAATTGAACAATGTGAAATTGTATTGGCGAACCTAATTACTTTTCATACACACAGTATGTCTTCTACACAAGAAGACAAAGAAATTGTTTTAAAAGGTTTGATGAGAATGTTCACGGATTTAAAAGATAGACCAGACGTAATGATGTCTGAAATAGAACTGTTACAGAATGCTACCAAAGCTGTATAAATACACAACTAGGGGACAAGTTCAATCTTGGGAGATTATTGTTCCTTCAGGTGAAAATTATTTCTATACAATAGAAGGGATTCAAGGTGGTAAGTTAACCACCTCTAGTCCTACCTATTGCACTGGTAAGAATGTAGGTAGATCTAATGAAACTACTGATGAGCAACAAGCTCAATTGGAAGCTCAAGCTAAATGGCAAAAGAAGTTGGATTCAGGTTATAATGAAGTATTAACTGCAGAAAAGAAATTCTTTGAACCAATGTTAGCATTTGAATTTTCTAAATATGAGAAACTTCTATTTACAGTTCCTACGTTTATTCAACCTAAATTGGATGGAGTTAGGTGTTACCTTAATGATAAAAAGTTGATGACAAGAGCTGGTAAACCCATTGTTAGTTGCCCTCATCTAGAAATTAATTTGTTTGGCTTAGATGGAGAATTATACAATCATGAATTAAGATCAGATTTTAATAAGATCATAAGTTTGGTAAGAAAAACTAAACCTGAGTTAGCAGATCTTGCTGAATCTGAAAAGTTAATTCAATACTGGATGTATGATTATCCTTATGTATCGGATAAAGTTTTTTCAAAAAGGTATGAGATGTTAAAAAATGATTTTGCTAGTTGGTGCTACCCAGGATCTTTTTTTCAACTTGTTCCTACATATGAAATTAAATCTATGGAAGAACTTAAACAATACCATGAACAGTTTATTGTGCAAGGTTATGAAGGATCTATTATTAGAATGGATTTAGGTGGCTATGAGAATAAACGTAGTAAACAACTTCTTAAATATAAAGATTGGCAAGATGCCGAGTTTAAAATTGTTGATATATTGGAAGGTAAGGGGAATAGAGCAGGTTGTGCAAATATGCTTAGTATTCAATTAGATGAAGGTTCATGTTTTCCAACTATGACTGGTACTGAAGAATACATGAGAGCTGTTTGGAGAGATCGAGATAAAATCATAGGAAAGCAAGCAACAATTAAATTCTTTGGAAAAACTGAAGATAATAGTTTAAGATTTCCTACAGTTAAAACAATTATAGATTATATACCTTAATGGGAACACTTGGAGAAATGGAATTACAATATGGCTCAGGAGATGATACTCAAACAATTAGATGTCCATATTGTGAACAATTAATTACTGGGAGTGCATTACATTTAATGGCTCATGGAATTGCTTGTAGACGGCAATGGGAAATCAGACAAGATCAAATTAAACAAAATAGTAATGACAAAGACAGAACAAGCAACTGAAGCATTTGACCAATGGTCAACATTTAATTCAACGATTACCTCGTTGGATTTTAAAAATTATTTAATCACAAATTATACTAATGAGTACTGGTCTCAACAATGGGTTTCAGGATTTCTTCAAAGTTTAGATTTAGAATATGAAGTATCTGATGATCGTAGATATAGAATTTATACAATTCCTCAACCACTAACGGTTTCTATTTTGGGTCTATATTGTGACTCTTTAATAAATGCTGGTAAACCTGTTACAAAAGTAGCTCTTAAAAGTATTGTAAGAAAAAATGATTTTCCATTGGATAATTTTAAAGAATTGTTTAACCAACTTGGTTTACAATTTAGTGGTAAGTACACCTCAGATAATCATAAGATTTGGATTCGTGTACCAGCAGGTAAGCACTTGAGTAAAAATAAAGGAACTTTGGTTAATATTAAAGATATGGCTAAACCTTATCTTAGAAATACTATTGCTAAGTATATTGCAGAGAATGGTACACCAGATATGCATTACATCTTAGGTCAACCAAATTCTGAGTTTTACAAGTTGCTACAAGCATTCTTTACTTATGAAATTAGGAATAGTATCTAAATGAGAGATCCTGTTGAACTCATTATTTACTTTGGATGAAATGACAATAGCAGTAGATTTTGATGGAACTTGTGTTACACATTCATTTCCAGAATTAGGTGTAAGTATTGGTGCTCAACATGTACTAAGACAATTAGTAGATAAGGGGCACCAATTAATTTTATGGACAATGAGATGTGATGGACAAGAACAATCTACATCTGCAAGTGAATATGAAATTCATGCAGGAGACTATTTAGCTCAAGCTATTAAATGGTTTGAAGATAATGATATTCCATTATATGGAATACAAAGAAATCCTAGCCAAGATAATTGGACATCAAGTCCAAAATGTTATGCTCAACTTTATATAGATGATGCTGCTTTAGGATGTCCACTTAAATTTGTTCCAACTGTATCTGACAGACCATTTGCAGATTGGGCAGAAATTGAAAAACTGTTAATTCAAAAAGGAATTTTATAATGAAAGAATTGTTAAAACAAATTGAACAAGCTCAATCTTACACAGCAGTTAAAAAAATTATTTCTAAATCTTTTCCAACAACAAGGAAGAGGAAAGGTAGTGCTAGAATTGTTATTCCAATAAATGACCAATATGTTCTAAAAGTTGCTTATAATGAAAAAGGTATTTCTCAAAACTTAAATGAATATCGAGTTTATAGAGATATGCCGGTTTATTATAAACGTTTTTTAGCACAAGTTAAAAAAGCAGATGCAATTAATGGAACTTGGTTAATTCAAAAAAGAGTTTCAGGAATTAAAAAACGAAATGATAATTATGAAGTACTAGAAGCTTCTCCTGAACTTGAAAGGTATTTAGTAGATTGTTTTGAAGTTATTAGAGGAGATTGTGACCAATTTGGATTAATAGGTAAGAGGAAAGTTTTGTTTGATTATGGATTAACAAGTTCCGAGTATGATAGATTATATTAAAATAAAAGGGATGCTAGCCATTACAGCTAGACATCCCTTTAAAAAATTTAACCTTTTATTGTACGTTCTCATATTTCCAAATAAATCCTCCTGCATGGTTTCTTTGACTTTTTGCACACTTAATAATATTAATGTGTTGAATACCCAACTCTCTACTTGCATCAGCAATGGATCGAAATTCTTTTATAAAACCTGATGCTTTATCAAATTGATAAATAGGAATTCTTTTAGAACTAGCTCTTTTTTCTATCCATTCAGGATTTTGTTTTCTACCTTTGAAAATAAGACCTCTCTTCAACAGTGTTTCTTCTGAAGCTTTCTTACCAGTATTAATGATCCTCAGCTTTTCTTTAGTTTCTTCTGATAAAGTCTTACCTTTATGAGCAGCACTAATTTTAGCTTTATGTTCGTCTGAGAATTTCATACCTTCATTAGAATCAACTTTATCTCGAATGTTATATTCAGCTTGATAAAAATCTTTTAAATATTGTTCCATCTCACGAAGTTCTTTAATAATCCTGGGACAATCTACAAGTTTTTCAAATATAAAATTTTCTAACCCGTATTTATTATATGCATTCTGAAGATGATTGTTGCAATGAATATTTTTAAGTAACTCATTTTTATGTTTTAACAATCTCTTTTCTACAGTTACACTGGAACCAATATAGATCTTATTGTTGACTAAGTTTTTAATTCTATAAACTCCTGAAGTATCCATTTATTGCGTATTTAAATATTGAGTATCAGCATTAAAAAAATCTATAAAACGAGCAAAACCTCCAAGTCCAGGCACCCACTTAATTGATTGTGACCCAATTGGAGTTTTGTCCTTACCGTCAGTCCCACCAATTAATCTTTCCTCCCCAAAAGCTAAATCAAAAAGTTCATCAAAAGTATTGACAATAGTCTTCTGAGCATCAATTATAAGCCCTATTGATGGAATAGGTGATTTTACCATAGATGCAAAGGAAGCTGGATCAAATACAAAACTAAGTTCTTGTTGAGTTTTTAAAAGAGCACTTACTATTTTTCTAGTTAACAAATATTTACGGTAGTCAGGAATATTATCATCATCCCAATCACCCATCATAAGTAAAGCTAGTATTGTAAACATTATTAGTACTCTAAGTTCCTGAACAACAGACTTTAACTGCTTTTGTTGCACCTCATTGAAATCCTCAAAAGATACTTCACCCTTAAAATGTGGATTGGCTTCCAACCACTTTTCAAAAAACAACTGCTTATTGTGAACATCATTCAATTTAGTCTTACCAAATATACCAAAAGTCAACACATGAGCAGTTAACTTGCTAAGTTTAGGTAATAGTATCTTTTTAACGTATTCTTGAAATACCATATCTTCAGGTATAATTAATTCCTTACCTAAAGCAACATATTTTCCAAGATAAATGCTTTGAATTCTATCATCAAATTTAACCTTACCAAATCTTTCAAACATAATACCTGGCATCCAAGATTTAAAATGCATTACTAATTGCATTACAATATTATTCTGCCAATGCGCTTTATCTTCTTCTGGAATAGTACCTTTAATCCTAGATTGTCCAGCTTGTACAGCTCTTCTAAACTTCTTAAAAGCTATTTCAGTTTGTTCAGGAGTCAAATCTAATTTAGCACCATCCTCTTTAGAATAAGAAAATAAATTCCAAATTAATCTTTTCTCATTTAATTGTCTATCAGCTTCATTTTTAACTCTTCGGAAATTACCTAAACTATCTAAGTAATAATTTTTAGCCATAGCTGCAGTAATCATTTCCTCAATGTATTCATCACCAATAGAAAATGTGTTCATCAACATTCTAGCATTAACATATTTGTTTACCCAACCTCTCATGGTAGGATCTCCATATTGTCTTTCACCATATTTTTTTTCTCCTCCAATAGCAGGATTATTTAAGCGATGTGACATTGGATCAAAGTATGCGTTGATAGCTAAAAACTTATCTCTTTCAGACCATGAAGCTTTCATAGCTTCTGTGTAATTATCTTTGTTAAAAATAATACCTTTGTTAGCTTCAATCATAGAGTTGATCTTAGCAGTAGCTAGAGAACCTAAACCTGCAATAACGTTAAAACCTAAGACTTTTAAAGTAAAATATTCTTTGGCTTTTAATAACATTTTTTCAGCCTTACCTGACTTATCACCAATAATAGATTTAACATTAATTCTATACAAGTACATATCAACAAAAGATTGAAATATCTCTGGTAATTCTGTAGCTTGTAACTTCTCTGTCAAATTATTACCCATTTTATCAATCAGGTTTCTACCTCTAGATTGAGTTAGTTGTTCAGCTTCAGTACTTAAGAATTCTTGTAATGCTAAGATATTAGCTTCCTGTTCTGTAGAAGCTTCATAATTATAAGCCATTTTAGCAAAGATTGCTAAAGATCTACCAAACTGGTATGACTTTTCACCAATCATTAAACTTTTATCTTCAGCTCTAAACGGATTTAAGAAAAAGATTGGAATTTGAGAATTAGAGTTGTATGTAGAATCTGCTGATCTATCTTCTTCCCTAATTGAAAAATCCTTCAAGTAATCTTGGACTCCAGTTAGTAGACCTCCAGCACCATGTTCAGTTACTCTTTCCGTCATTGACTTTCTAATATTAGGTAAGAAGTTATTAGGTAATTGATTATAATCAACACCTAACATACTTCTAAACTCTTTATTATAAGTTTCAAACATTTCATAGTACGCTTTCAGTTCAGGAACAGACATGATAAATTTATAATTTTCATTATAAGCTTTTGGATTGTCTTTTAGATGTAACCTGTTAAATCTTTTAGCTTGCTCCCAAGCATCAGGATGTACAGCTTCACCGTCCACTACAGACAAATCATTTTGACTAACCCAACTATTAATAAGCTTGTTCAATTCTTCTCCTGTAATTCCTTCATCTTTTAACTGATTAGCTTTTTTAAATAAAGCTTGAGTATACCATTCTTCATATGTTTCTGAAGGTTCATAAAAATTGTGTAATTCTTCAGGTTTTGCTGAATTAATTTTATCAAAGTATTCAGAACTATACTTGCCCCAAAAGTTATCATTTTTTGGATTAATCATAATTGTGATTAAATCCTCAAATGATCTACCAGTATTGTTTAACCAGGTATAAACTTTATCTTCCGTTTCTTTAATATTTTCAACTACAGCTTCTGTCTTTTGTCTTACTTTGTAATTAATGTCATCTAAGATAGATCTTAAAGTTTTAAAGATTGGATTATCATATTGACTTAACTGATAAAACCATTTTCCCATATAACCTTCTTGAGCAAATGGAACGTAATTTCCAAAATCATCTGTTATTTTATAACCCGTGTGAATCTCAATTAGTTTGGTAATCTTGTCTTCAAATAAAACTACTTTTAGTTCTTCAATTCTATCTTTTAATTCTCGTGTAATTAATCCAATTTTTTGTTCTATTTCATCCAGATCTTTCTCTTTGGTAGTTCCTTTTAAACTCTTACGATATTCATAGGTAGATTCTGCAATACTGGCTAACAGCTGCATTTCATGAATTAAATCTTGTAATTCAGAAACACTTAATTCTCCCATTTCCCCTTTTTTAACCTTCTCTGACAAACTCTTACCATAATTTAGGATGGTATCCATGTTATGGTTAATGAGAATATCTTTTCTTCCGTTATTCAATTCTTTAATTCTTTTGGAAAGTTCCTCTCTTTGACTAGGATTAGACTTAATTTTTTGTTCCAACTTTTGAATACGCTCATCAATTGCTCGAATAAATTCATCTAAAGATTTAAATCTGGTTGAGTTACTAAAAGGTAAGATTTTCTCTAACAATGGATCTTGCCCAGGAAAAGCTAAGTTCTCAATTTTGTTTCCATACTTACCTAACTTCTTATCCAATTTAACATTAATCTTAATTG